TAGGAGCCTATTCGGGCGCTGGATGCTTGGTTCTTGAGTGAGGTGGATTGGGCGTAGCCTTCGTTGCGAGCAAGCAATCCTTGTTGATTGCTAACTTCGATGGCTCGGTCGCCCATAAATGTGTTCTGCTTCGCTTGAGCGCTGTAACCGTATGCCTCTTGGCTTGCGGAGGCAAATTCATTCAAGAACGCCTCGTTCTGGAAGTCCTCCTCCGCACGGAGGATGTCATCGAAAGAATAATCGAAAGTGCCTCTGCGTGACCCCGCAGTTTTGGATGATGCCAGCGCCTTCTCCAGAGAGTCTTGGCGCAGTCCCATCTGTCTGTCGCGGTCCTGAAGCGCCTGCGCTTGGTTGAACTTGGCCACACCGCTCTGGTAGTTCAAATCCTGCTGCTGAGCGATCCCTTGGTTGTGAGCGACCGATTGGTTGTAGACACCCATCTGCTGCGCACGCTTGGCCTGCCCCTCCATAGCTTTCGCTTGGTTCTGCGCCCCAACATAGCCGACGTAACCTGAAGCAGCAGATGCAGATGCAGATGCGATGGCTAATATAACTGGGATTTCGAGACCTGACATATTAGTTTACCTCAATTTTTTGAACATTAGACACGAGTGTGAGTGGGTATGGCTGATCGTGCTTGATTAAAGGAGATTCGTCCACCCCAAATTGTGCATTTATGACCCCATGTTCCTCCATGAAACCTGTATAGAGAGCGGTAGTTGAATCATCTGGGCTTCCGTTGGGGCTGTCCGCCTGCTGCACGGTGTCCTCAGCCACCCCGACCTTGTAGCCAAGGCTCTTGTAGACATAGGGGCGCATGGACACGATACGCTTGATCTGGCCGTAAGCAAAACCGCCCTGTGTTTGGAACGCATAGGGGTTCTGCTGAACAAGGCCTGTATAAGGCAATCCGACCAAGGTATATTTGGTCGCAGCCGTAGGAAGGGTGACTTGACCAGAAATCACTGGGAGAGGTCCCAGATCAACTCCGTCTGCGACTACTCTGGCCAAGCCACCAGATTCTAGGCGAGCAGGAACTGATACTGTGGTTGCAGGTGCTTCTAAATATCCTGTAGTGGGATTCCGTAAATGGGAATCGAGGAAAGCTGCCTCCTTCTTGTAGGTGTCCGTCCCGTCGTCGCGGAACGAAGGGGCGAGACGTTCCATGTATTGGCTCCCGTTGCGTGAAACAATGAACCACACCTGATCCTCAGATGATCCTGAGTCTCCTTTCGTGAGAACAGCTACTTCATTGAAGAGCCCGTCAGTTGTGTGCTTCGCCCATGCGTAATAATCATCCTCTTTGCGATAGGTGAGGGAGAACAGTTGGCCGCCTACAGTGATGATCCAGATAGTTGCATTTGGGTTCAACTGATAGGACATGCTTTTAATTGGGTCGCTTTCAAACATTGTGGGGACCAACTTCGTAACCGTAGTAACCACGAACTGCTGTGACTGGAAATCGAACTTGAATTCCATAAGCGTCCGACCGCTGATGTGCGGAAAAAACACCGAGCCACCAATCCGTTTTCCTTGGAGAATGGAGCCAATAGGTGTCTCCTGTGTTATTCGAATGTTTGACGGAGTGATGGCTGCGGAAAATTCGTTCGGGCGTAGCTGCCACTCATTGGACTCTGTCCCTATGATCATGGTCGGTCCAGATTCAATCCATCGGATGATGGTGCTATCTGTGCCTAATTGGTAGGTGATGCCTGACGTGTCTAAAACATCGCCATCGTCTTCCACTGTGCGGAAGTCTGCCTCGTCCTCCAGTTTGGAGAGCCAGATCAGATTCGGGTCGTTCTTGGAGCCCCCGAACACACGGCGCTGCTCGTAGTAGGAGACAGCTAGTGGCCAGTTCCCAATATACCAAGCGCCCATGCGAAACTGTGTGAACACACCGTTGTTGGTGATATCCCCTGTCAGGCTGTCCTTGGGAACGGAAGAGAATATATCCACTATGGCCGTGGTATCACTGGTCCATTCTTTGATCTGCATCAGCACCCATTTTTCAAGGAGCTTACCAAAGACAAACCGTCCGATGTCCCGCGCAGCGGAGAACCGGTCTTTGGATGCAGTCAGGGTCCCAGTGTGTGTGGCCACCCCGTCTGGATCGGTCACTAAGTCGTATACAGAGATGTCCCCTGCGGGGGAGATTAAATCTGTTCCCTCCACACGAACGGTGGACGCTTCCACCTCGGCCACATCAAACTGCCGCTGCGTGGACATGTTGGCTATCAGCATATCCGCGTAAACAGTTCCTTGGGAAACTTCGGAGCCATCAGCAGCAACCCCTGTTCCTGCGTTGATCCATATCTTATGGTTCATTGCAAAACGCCATGAACCACCAGATTTCTGAACAAATGCCGATAGATCACCATCTGATCTATCATTTCCTGTGCCGTCGTAGATCAGTAGATCAGTGACTACTGAATCCCATTCATACACCTCATAAACAGAGCCCGAGTCAAATTTATCGGAATCAAGTGTGCCCTCAATAAACTCAACGGGGTGGTCTTCTACCCCTCGATAGTCGACTATCTTGGCCCATCGGACGTTGCCGTCCTGCCCGTTATAGTGGTCATCGGTGAAGTTTCCACCACGGTTCACGACGTTGGTGAAGAGCTTATCTCCGCCCACTCGAACCCATGCTCCAATGTCTGATGTCTTAAATGTAAGTGCATCAGCGCGAACGTGGACTTCGTTATCAGGGACGCCGTCCCGATCCAGCCAAGTCGGTAGTGCGTTTGGGGCGTCGTAAATTCCCTTGAAAAACCCTACGCGTGTGGATGGGTCGTTTACATTGACCACCTTATCCACTGGGATCGCGTAAGCCGTGGTTCCAGTGGGGTCGGGGAATGTGCCTCCTGTGTATTTTGAGTCGATCAGCCGAGCAAGGCCCCATTGGTTGCCTGCTTTGTATTCCACATATTTGTTGGTGGCTTCCAAGTCAGCTGGAAGGCCTGCGAAATCGGCCCCATCAGATGAAACCAGCTTGATAACCTCTGTCTCCCCTGTAAGCTTCATTACCGTATCGGTGGTGTCTATTTTCTGGAATGGATGGGATGTAAAATTAACTTTGGAGACCGCCCAAGGAGTCAAACCAGCGGAGCCCACAGAGCCTGCAAACAAATTCTGAACAGGGTTGTCGTTGGATGTGATGTAAGTTCCGTATTCAATAGCGATGGTGCTATCTGTGCCCGTGTCCCCTGTTACCCACCCAGAGAGGGGGATAGACTCCGACGTTCCTGACGCCACAACGTAATACATGATGTTACCCCCTGTCGCATCCAGCATCTGATACTGCCCTGCGCCAGAGTTATATTCGATAACCATGGTTCCAGCCCCACGTTCTTCGTATTCCGCAGGATCGGTAGCTGCAACGATATCCCATGTTGCGTCAGCATCTCCTGATGCACTGGACGTGATGTAAGTGTCATTTGAAAAGAGTTGAATCGAATCAAATACCGTGTTGGCCGAAAGCTCATAGGGTGGATGGTTCTTGTGGGTAAAGATCATCTTCTCCACTTCGCGGCTGTAACGGATATCCAAGATTTCTGAGTTGCTCCATGGGAGTGCAGCATCGTCTGCGTCCGTTGTGCGCTCGTAAAGAAGCAAACCAGATCGGTCGTAAATATTGATTCGCTGAGATGACAGCCCAATCAGGTAGCGACTCTCGTTGTTGATTGAGAAATCAATCAGGCGAACATTACCTGTGGCCTGTGCGTCATCAATCCACTGTGTTCCTTCGCGAAACCGAACGGGTCCTTGGATCGAGGGAAGGAAGTTTTCAATTCGCTGGAGCCCTTTATTGAATTTCTCCAAGTCCATACGTCCACGCAAATGAGGATCCATAAGACCCCCAGTGAAATCTGTGTTGACTGTGTTATACGTCGCCATACGTGCTGTGCGCTTCTAAATATTGGGATGATGTGTCGTCGAAGAAGGACTGGGGCGGACGTTGGCGGGACACTTGGGTCTTAGCCTTACCAAGGAGCTTGATGTATCGCTCCTCAAGTATTTCTTTGCGTCCTTGGTCGCCTGAAAGTGGTATGCAGATCTCCTTTGCAAGATGGGCTGCGATGACCTGCGACAGATATGGAGGCATCGTGGCCACATCGGTCATTGGGAAGGTGTATCGGATGAAGAGAGTTTCCTCGTCTGCATGGAGCGATGTTCCTTCGAGTCGATGGGTGTAGTAGGGGTGTCCTTCGGTGTCAGCAATGCCGACGACACGATCCACGGTGTTCGCCAGAGCGGTCAGGTCGTGGTTGTATGCAAATTTAGTGTCGGGGAGCCCTGTGGTTACACCAGTGGAGGTCTCCGTGACGGTATTGATTGGCCACTCATATTCGGATAGCACCTCTTCAATGCTGAAGAGGATCGCATCGTTCGCAATATTTGCAGTGGAGTTGACAGCGTCCAAGGCTGTGATTGGTCGGCCTCCGACCTCACGTATCGCTCTGTTGGCTATCTCAAGATTTGTGGACATATTAAAAAAAATGCCCCTCCCCACTAATGAGGAGGGGCAAATCGGTTAGCTGTTATCGACGTAGAGCACATAACCACTTACATCGCCCGCAAGAACCGACAGGTCCTCGAGAAGCGTCATGTAAATGGATGTAGGTGCGTCCAAAACCACAGGTTCGGCAAAAAGACCAGACAGTGTGCCAGCAGCAGATGTATCCGCATCTGGTGCTGCGATAAGTGCTCCTGCGACAGCTGTGCCGTCATCCGTGCCAAGTTGCAATATGCCTCCTGCGCCGCTATCAAGGATGCCCCATGAGATACCATATCCGATGAGCACACCCGAAGTGGGTAGATCACGGATCAATTCAATAGTGGAGCCATCGGCTGCGCCAGCAGTAGTGGTTACAGAGAAACGAGCGATACGCACTCGGCCACCTTTGTCGGTGGGCGAGAGTGGCGTATGATCGGTTGAAGTCGCTTGAGTTACCTCGTTCGACTGATAGGTGAAGGTAGTTGCCTTACTCATAATAGTTGTTCCTTGGGTTGAGGGTTAGCCTTCTTCACAGCGAATTTCTGCGGTGTTTTCACCCCACATACGCGAGCCGCCGATGCAAAGCTTGAAGTAGATATAAGGAATCTTCTTCTTGCCAGTCAAGCGCCACATGTCACCACCAGTTTCCATACCAAGCACTTGCTTGTAGGCCTTGGGAAGTGTTACGAGGCAACGGCGTTCGCTACCAGCAAGTGGTAGACGTTCCGAGTGGATGAAGCGGTATCCCATGAAGGAGGTCACTTGACCTTCTGCGAGGCTTTTCTTGATCGCGTAGTCGGAGTTGATTACTTCAGGAATGCCCAAGAGGTCTTCAAACTGTTTTGCAGTGATGAAGCAATTCAGAACAGTGTCCTGACTCATTGCTTCAAGTTGCAGCATAGTTGTGCGAAGAGACTTGAGCTTTGCGAGGGTGAGACCTGATGGGTCAGACAGAACAGCCTTACCGTAACCAGCGAACTTGGAGCCAACCGAGATGCCTTCGGTAGCAGCTGCGCCGATAGCGGCAATCGAGTTTGAGCCAGCTGTATCAGCAGCTGTTACCTTGTTCGAGGAACCATTGGATTGAGAGCCAACAACAATATTTGTGCTGTCTTCATCCCCTGCTCCTTTAACGAACCCGATTGTGGTTGTTCCACCCTTGCCTGTGTATGCGTCACCGAATACGCGATCAAGGAAGTAGTCATCCTTTTTGCGCATCGTGGATGCAATCAGTGCTTGGGTGTAAGCGTTTTGTGGGTCTTCCGCAACGCGCTTGAGGTCTTTCTCGTCGATGGCTTTACCAAGGTCGAAATCGTTGATATGGATGCGGCGACGATCGAATTCAATCTCCGACATAGGGTTGTCCCCATACCGAGTAGTATCTTCGGACATGTCGTCCGCTTCCCCAATGCGATCCCAGAATTGGAATTCGCTTTTTTGAGTGTCCCGTTCGTGATACTTCTCGAAGATGGATTCCGTTTGTTGGAATGCTTGCGAGATGCCGTCACGGAACTGGTTCACGAAATGCGTCTCAATGGACGAAGGTGTGGCAGTGCCAGTAAACATAATAATTTTGGTTTTGTGTTAAACAAGTGCAACAGAGTTGCGTTAATTTTTCTTTTCGAAAAGCTACCCTTGCGGACTCTTCTGACCTGTCGCGGTCAGCGGCTATCTAAAGCTGTTTAACGGACCAAAAAATGGCTCCCCGTTAAGAGAGCCATAGAGTGTTTGAAAAGCTGTGTCAAGCCTTAGCTGGACGGATGCAGCTTTTTGTAGAGGGCTGAGCGTTTAGACAGCAGTTGCTCACGGCGTGTGCGATCGGCCATACTAAGGGTGGACGGGTTGGACATAATCAAATCTCCATGGTCCTGACTGATTGACTCAATTTCCGACTTGATCGAAGCGACTGTTTCGCCCCCGAATCCCATCGACGGAGAATTCCCGCTGCCTTGCAACCCAAGGTCACTGACCAACGGTGAGAGGCGTTCAAACAATTTCATCACAGCAGGGTGGTTGGCTACGATTGGGCTCCACTCCACCAGTTGCTGGAGCTCAGGAATTTCGCTGGAGAGCGCTTCGAAGGCTTCATTGGCCGCGCGATGCTTCACTTCATATTGGTCCCCCCATTCCTTTTGGAGCCCAACAACCTGTTCCTTGACGGAGCCGTCAATCTGGGAGGTGAGCGATTCATTGGACCCGAGGGACTTCTTCGCCCAAACCTCCGCAAGCTGGTTGGCTTGCCGCTTGGTTAATCCGAGCTCATGCGACACGGTTTTCAGCTCGTTGGACGTATCTTCATCAAAGGAAAACTCCTTGGTGTCTCCGTCCTCTGAAAGCTTGAACTCCAGTTTCTCTGGAAACTCGTAGTCGCTGGATGTCTCTGGGCGGAGCTTGGAGTAGAAATCATTCCACTCGTTGTCACCCCATGATTCATCGGGCACAGGGAGCTTGGGCTTCCCTAGCATCTTCTGCGCATTGAGCGCCTGTTCCGCTAGGGACGATATGGACTTGGTGTCCTTGAAAATGGGTAGCTCGCGCTGGTCCTCTGGTAATGACGCTCGGAACTGCGAATACATGTCCTCCGACGAGAAGTCGAGGGACGCTGGTTCCGCTACAGGCTCGGCTGAAGCGGAGGCTACGGGCTCAGCTACTGCTGGCTCGGCGGGTTCTACTGCTGGGTCTCCTATTGGCATATTATTCTGGGTTTTGTCGGTATTCGGTTTCCTCTTCAATCATGCTGATGAGGTGTTGCGGGTCATCCCGACCGAGGAGGTGCAGGTAGCTCATTGCCAAGCGGCGGGTCGCTTCCTGCTCCACGATTCGGTAGGGATCACTATTGAAAGATGCTCTCGTCACATTGCAATGACGAAGAAAGGTCTTGAAGAACCTCTGGCCATGGGGTGTGGCCAAGATAGCTTCTAGGTCATTCCGAAGCTCCTGCTCTTCGCGAAGCTTCTTCAGGGGTCTGGTCAGTTTATTGAGCATTGAGTAATTGGCCAATACCCTCTGGGTCGGTGGCTCTGGCCGAGGCTACGTCCTTCATAGCGCCTGCAAGCTGGGGAGCTTGGTTCATCATTTGCTGTTGCTGCTCTGTCTCAGCGCGCTGCTCCTTAACCGCAGCCATGTCCTGCTTGGACTTGATAATACGGCGGGGCACGTTGCGGTAGCGGCTGTAGGCATCCATCAATTCCTGCGAGTCGATACCCTCCATCAATGAAGGGTCAGTCTGGAAGAGTGGGGTCATATCTTGAAGGAATCCGCTAATATCGCTGATCTTCGAAGAATATTGTGCGTAGGCCGCTGGGCTGGTGTAAACCAACTCAAGGTCCATGCCTTCCATGGATGCTGGGGCGGGGGGTAGCCGTTTCTTCTTTTGAAGAATATCAAAAGTGATTTCAATGGCTGGCGTAATAAATTCTGATTCTTGGCGCGAAAGCTGTGGGCCTAGCTGCTGAAGCATCTGTCCGCGCTCATCCTGCACCTCCATGACCGACTGCCGCTCCTTCTTCTGTTCCCGAATGATCTGGTCAACAAAGAATGCGCGGGTGATGGCTTCCTGCTCGGACTTCATCATTTCCAGCGTCAATTGAGGCTGACTTCCTGAAACAACAGGTTGAGGAGCCTCGGAACCCATGGTCCTCCAGATCATCTGGCGTGTGCCGTAGCGCATAGGGAGCAGGATGCTGTCCTCTTCTGCTGTGAGCGGGGGAGCATTGGCAATCTCCGCACTCTTAATCAACTCCTTCTTCATTTTGTTGATCATGCGGATATTGGACAAGCAGGTCATTGCAGGACTGCGACCCCAAACTTCACCTGAAATAACAGACCAACGTGGCACAAGGAATGGAAAGTAATCGAGCGCCCCAACTTGAAGCATCTGTTTCAGCTGAGGAGCCCAGTAAGTTGTTCGGTATGGACGCTCATTTCCGATCTTCCCGCCTTTACGTGCGCGGATGTCCCGATTGGGCTCCACGGCAAATATGATTTCGTATTCCTTGTCGGAGTTCTTGAAATCAAAGTCATCCATGTTGGATGCGTGGGGGAACATCTGAACCACCTGCTTCGCTCGCATCTTGCGGCGGTAGAACATTGTGTCCACATCCCCATTTTGATCAATGTCAAAAAAACAATCAGAGAGTGGGCAGCTGCGGAAGTTCACACCTGTATCCGTCTTTCGAACATATGTCACCGCAGTTCCATAGGACCCTTGGTCGTGGAAGTTCTCATGCCCCGCCTGATAGAACTGTGTCTCTGGCAGCGCGTAGTAGTGATAGACCAAATCGGATACCGTCTCCAAATAGAGGAGTTGTTCGTCGGTTAGTTCAGCAGACGGTATCCCAAGTGGCTTAAAGTATGCCCAGCGATCTGCTTTGGGGATCAGATAGGAGGACAAGCCGTTGGCAAACATTTGATTTGCCCATACAGCTGTGTGGTCATAGAGAAGCTTGGAGCCATCTTCCTGTGCTCCACCAAAACCCACCGAAGAACCTTGAGAGAAACTCGTTCCGTTGGGGCGGACAAACTTCTGCACATCGCAAAGCGTGGACTCGATACCCATGCGGATACGCTTCAGCTCTTCGTAGCGGTCTTGCAGACGGAGTCGCTCAGGTGTAATCTCTCCAATGTTAAATGCCACTGCCTAGTTTTTTCTCTTTTTTACCTTGTGGTCCAATCGCAGTCTTACTCGAAGTTTTGCGTTGGGTGTTGGTCGGGTTGACCGTAGTCGCCGCGACCTTCGGAGCCTTGATCGGCCTCTTCGCTATGGGCGTAGGGGGCGGAGGCGGAGGCGGAGGCGGAGGCGGCGGAGGTGGTGTCTTAGGTTTTGAGCCCATAATATTTTAGTAGCCTAGTGGTTGAAAAACGTCTAATACGTCGCGTAGGGTCTTTTGCATACCTAGCGAACGCCACCCTGTCAAGTCTGTAGGGCATCATTTGAAGGAACAATTTTATGGGGTCATGCTGCGATGTTCCCCCGTAGGTTATATACCAATAAGGCTCCTGATTATTTGGACTGTCTGCCTTGCATGGGTCCTCCCGTGTTTCCCTGTGTCCCAGCAATAAGTAATCGGGGCCTTTGAATATGTAGCTTTCAAACTCAGGTGGCGAATTGAGATACAGGTCCAAGGTTTCAATGAAGTCTTCCCCCATCTGCTGGTAGACAATCACGGCCTTATCCATCTCTGTGAGCTGGGTGATGGTCAGTCGGGGAGGCGGGTTTTTACTAGAAATCGACATCTACCACCTCGTATTGCATGTGTTCTTGCATTCTTTTTGGGTTTGCATTGAGCTTAATCCCCACAGCAAGTGTCCTGAAACCATCCGCCCCATGGGACGAAGAGTCATGGACAGGAGTTTTCTTGAATGTGTTCTTCTGCGCGTCCCACTCTTTGCGGTAATCCTGAAGACACTTCAGCCCCTGCGACGTATGTGTCTGGCTGAACCAACACTGCGGCAATATCTGCCTCACAGCTTCGATACCGTCACTGATCGCCAGTCTTTTGACAGGCGTAAAGCGCATTCCGAGACTTCGGGCAGTCTCAAGCCGTGACCGACCAGTTCCAAGCTCACGGACAGCAATGTCGTGTGGTGCATAGTGACACCCATAGATAACATCGTTGAGGGAAGCAAACCTATCAAGCTCGCGTGCGTAGTGTTGGAGGCCTTCCCCTGAATTCTCATAATAGTTGATTACTCTGATCTCTTTCTGGTGTTGCTGGAAGAACCAAATCGTAGTCGAATCGTCCATACCCAAATCCCAAGCGGTGTGAACAGGTAACGCAGGGTCGGGCGGGATATTAGCAATGATCTGCTCCTTTTTGTAGAGCTTACTGATGATCTCGCCGTAATAGGCCCCCTCGACAGGTGTGTCAAAGGAACACATGAACTCAGACTGGAACCTCGCCTCGTTGTTCATCTCGTCCCGCGCTTTGGCGAGCTCCTTGGGCCGAATGGCCTTGGTTTCCAAGACAGACAGGTGACTGGAGAACCAGTCCTTGTTGCTCTTCGCCTTGTTGAGCATGTGGTAGAAATGGTTCTGGCCTCGCGGGGTCCCATTGAACAAGGCCCACCCACCATTCTCAGCAAGAATTGGGTTGGTGAGCACCCATGCGGTGGGATCTGACAGGGAATACTCCGAGAACACAATCCCCACTGGGTTGATTCCTACCAATTTATCTGGATTGTCCGCTCCGAGCAGCTGAACCGTGGAACCATTGCTTAACGTGAGGCTCATTTCCTGCTCAGACTTACGAACAACTGCTTCGCGGGGAATGAAATCAATAAACTTGCGTCCATCCCCGTCCTGCCCCTGCCAAATAATCCGTCGAATCTGATTGTTGAATGGACCAATGTAAAGATACAACCCTTGGCGCTGAAGGGCCTTCATTGCAATGATATTGATGGACGTAAGGTCTTTCCCTGCGCGGCGATGCCAAGCAACAACAGCCCGAAGATTCGGCTTGTCCTGACACATGTATTTTACAAATGGCAGCTGATAGGG